CTGTATGATTGAGTTTGTGCTTGTGTTTATGATGGGAGTAAGAGTAATAGACCAAACACAAACCTTCCAAGATTTAGATAGATGCCTATATTTTGCAGAAAGACTGCATAAACAACCCCCTATACCACAGGAGGAAGGACCTACTTTACGTATAACTGCATATTGTAAACCCATAAGGAAAAGGTAAAATGTTAGCAGAACTAGCCGCAGCTAATGCTGCTTTCGGTATAATAAAAAATTTCGTGTCAAACGGAAAAGAACTTTCAGGGTGTGCAAAACAAATATCTGATTTTGTGTTTGCTAAAGAGCAAATAGAAAAGAAAGCAAAGAAACAAAAAGCTAAAGGTGTAGGAGGTTCTGATTTAGAAGAGTTTATGGCTCTTGAAAAAATTGCAGAACAAGAAAAGCAACTTAAAGAGATAATGATTTATGCAGGGAGACCCGGACTTTGGCAAGATTGGCAACAGTTTCAAGCAGAGGCTAGGAAGTCAAGACGTTATCAAGAAAAGATGGCAGAAAAACGTAGGCAAGAATTAATAGAATATGCAGGGTATGGGATAGGATTTATAATGTTATTGTTCTTTGCAGGATTATTAGCATGGGTTCTTGGTAAATGGACAGGAAAATTATGATAAGTTGGTTAATAAATATTTTAAAGTACAATAGCAGAGTTGGCATAAGCGATGCTAGAGAATTAGCAAAACATAGACTTCATACAACTAAATATGAAGATTTGTGTATGTAGGATAAAGCATGGCACTTGCAAAATCACAGAGGTCATTAGTTGCGTGGACAAAACAAAAATGGCGAACCAAGTCTGGTAAACCTAGTACACAAGGGAGTAAAGCAACTGGTGAGCGTTACTTACCTGAAAAAGCAATTAAAGCTTTATCGCCCTCTGAATACGCCGCCTCTTCGGCTGCTAAACGCAAAGCAACTAGAAGAGGTAAACAATTTTCTAAGCAACCCCGCAAGATTGCAAAGAAAACATCAAGCTTTCGTAGATTCAGCTAAAGTAAAAGAAAAATTAAAACAAGAGAGAATAAAAGAGAAACTAGAAAATGATACAAGCACTAATAGGACCAATAGCAAATCTCGCAGGAACGTGGTTTCAAAACAAAATAGAAAAAACAAAGGCAGATGGACAAGCTAAAGTTGCAGAGGCAAAAGCTCGTGCTACTGTTGCAGAAAAGGTTGCAACAGGTCAAGTTGCGTGGGAAGGCAAGATGGCAGATGCAACAGTGGATTCTTGGAAAGACGAATTTGCATTAGTTGTGCTACTAGCTCCTGCTATACTAGTCTTTATTCCGGGTATGAGAGAATATGTAAAAGAAGGCTTTGAGATATTAGCTACATTACCTGATTGGTATCAGTATCTGTTGTATATAGCCATATCTGCATCATTTGGTATTAAAGGTGTAGGACAAGCAGCTAAGATGTTGAAAAAGAAATGAGTTGGAAAGCCTTGACATTTTTAAAGATTTCTGCTATAATTAGTAAAGTGGGAAACTATTTTTGGCATCTACACGTAAAAGAAATACGTAAACAACAAATGAAATTAGGACTTAGGCGATGAATTTAATTAAGCTACAAGACGAGATAGCTAATGACGAGGGTATAAAATATGAGTTGTATTTATGCTCAGAAAATCATCTAACCGGGGGTATTGGGCATCTTATCACAGAATGGGATGTAGATTACTATGGTAAACCTATAGGATACCCTGTACCACATGAACAAGTAAATGATTGGTTTGAAAGAGACATACAAGTTTCTATAAGTGACTGTAAACAAATCTTTGATGACTTTGATGGACTACCCGAAGAGATACAAAGAGTATTGGCAAATATGTCTTTTCAATTAGGAAGACCAACTCTAAGTAAATTTAAGAACATGATTGCTGCAGTCAACAACAATGACTATCAAGAAATGGCAAATCAGATGGAAGACTCACGTTGGTACAGACAGACACCCAACAGAGCACAGCGTTTAATAGACAGAGTTTTAACACAAGGTATACCACATTGAGTAGAGAACTAACGGATAGACAGAAGTTGTTTCTAGAAGTTTTGTTTGACAAAGCTAATGGAGACCCTGTACAAGCTAAGTTGTTAGCAGGATATTCTGAGAACTCATCCACATCAGCAGTTGTTGCATCTATGAAAGATGAGATCATGGAGGCTACACAGCTATACATGAGTAGAAATGCACCCAAGGCCGCAGTTGCTATGGTGAGTGGTATGGATGACCCAACACAGTTAGGTATTAGAGATAAACTCGGTGCAGCAAAAGAATTACTTGACAGAGTAGGTTTGATTAAAACTGAGAAGGTACAAGTAGAAGCATCTGGTGGTGTGATGATATTACCACCAAAGAAGGGGTAGTAACATGGATGAAAAAACAGAAATAGCAGTGGCTAAATCTATCCATGAATGGTCAGCAGGAAGATTAAAGGCTTCTCAAGTTCATAAAAATCTTAAATCCCTTGGCTACAAAACAAATTTAAGAGGGATAATTGGTGGTTCAGCACCTGTACATAAAATAGGCGATGATGAGCCAATAAGATACATTTTTTTTAAAACAGGTGGACTAACTACTAAAAAATATGTCAACCCTGTAACTTTTGTTAATAATATAAAAAAGAAGCAATGAATAGAAGTTTAGGTAAGTGGAAGCTACCACAACCAACAGATTTAAAAGAAGATAAAGAGTGGATACAGATACCACGTATAGCAAGAATAGTGCCTTTTGGTTATAAGGTTAACGAAGAAGATTCTAATTTACTTGACCCTATACCTTTTGAGTTAGAAGCCATAGAAGTTGCTAGACAATATGTAAAGCAATATTCGTACAGACAAGTTGCAAATTGGTTGACAACAAAAACAGGAAGAGATATATCTCACGTAGGATTAAGAAAAAGATTAATGAATGAGCGACAACGTAAGAACAAAGCTAGAACTCTCAAGTCATGGACTGAATGGGCAGAAAAGGCAATACAAAAAGCGAAAGCCTACGAAGAAGAAAGAACGGGTGCAAAAGCCTAGTATCGTTGAAGATATAGAGGCTGTACCACAAGAAGAACAAAATATAGTTTTTAGACCTAACGAAGGTCCTCAAACAGAGTTCTTGGCATCACCCGAAAGAGAAGTTCTATATGGTGGTTCAGCAGGTGGTGGTAAATCATATGCCATGTTAGCAGATCCACTACGTTATATGAATCATCCACAGTTTAGTGGATTGTTACTAAGACACACGACAGAAGAACTAAGAGAACTAGTTTGGAAGTCAAGAGAATTATATCCTCAAATATACAAGGGTATAAAGTGGTCAGAAAGAAAGATGCAATGGGTAGCTCCATCAGGTGCAAGACTGTGGATGTCCTACCTAGACCGAGATGATGACGTATTAAGATATCAAGGTTTAGCTTTTAGTTGGATAGGCTTTGACGAATTAACACAGTGGGCAACACCATTTGCTTGGAACTACATGAGGTCAAGACTACGTTCTACTGCCACTGATTTACCAGTGTACATGAGAGCGACAACTAACCCAGGAGGTCCGGGTCATCAATGGGTTAAGAAGATGTTTATTGATCCAGCACCTTATGGAAGAGCATTTGATGCCACAAACATTGAGACAGGACAAGTTCTTAAATATCCTGATGGGCATAGTAAAGCAGGCGAAGCACTTTTCAAAAGAAGATTCATACCTGCTAGATTATCTGACAACCCATATCTCTCAAGTCAAGGAGACTACGAAGCGATGCTTCTATCCCTCCCTGAACACCAACGTAAACAGTTGCTTGAGGGTGATTGGGATATTAAAGAAGGTGCTGCTTTCACTGAGTTTAGTAGGGATACTCACGTTATTGAACCTTTTGACATTCCAAGAAATTGGGTTAAATTTCGTGCTTGTGACTATGGTTATGGTTCTTATAGTGCTGTGCTGTGGTTTGCTGTTTCTCCAGACGAGCAACTTATTATATATAGAGAGTTGTATGTTAGCAAAGTCCTTGCCACAGATTTGGCAGATATGATACTAGATTTAGAGTCTGAAGATGGAAATATTAAGTATGGGGTTTTGGATAGCTCTCTTTGGCATAAACGTGGCGATACTGGTCCTTCTTTGGCTGAACAGATGATACAAAGAGGTTGTAGGTTTAGACCATCTGATAGAAGTAAAGGTAGTAGAGTATCAGGTAAAAACGAGATACATAGAAGACTACAGATAGATGAGTTTACAGAAGAACCAAGAATGGTATTTTTTAATACGTGTATGAATAGTATAGCACAACTACCAGCAATACCTCTAGACAAAAAGAATCCTGAAGATGTGGATACTAGAGCAGAAGACCATATTTATGACGCATTAAGATATGGCATTATGTCAAGACCTAGATTTAGTATATTTGACTATGACCCTATAGGTAGACCAAAAAGTAGTATGCCTGTAGCAGACGCAACATTTGGATATTAATATGGCAGAAGAAGATATTTTATTAGAAGAAGAAGAAGCAATAGCTTTAAATGACGTTAAGGAAAACGACACTGAAGATGACTCTTCAGCTTCTAAATTAGCAGACTATGTAATGACTAAGTTCAAAAAGTCTGAAGACTACAGATACGAAGATGAACTTAGATGGACAAGAGCTTACAGAAACTACAGAGGAATCTATGGTCCTGATGTTCAGTTTACTGAAGCAGAAAAATCTAGAGTATTTATAAAGATAACTAAAACAAAAACATTGGCTGCTTATGGTCAAATAGTTGATGTTTTGTTTGCAGGAAATAAGTTTCCCATTAGCATAGAACCTACAACATTACCAGAAGGAGTAGCGAAAGATGTTAACTTTGATCCGAAAAAACCTGAAGAGCTTAGTGGAGATTCTCCAATCACTTCACCTTATGGTTTCAGTGGCGATGGCATGGAACTCCCTAAAGGCTCTACTGAAAAGAGTTTACTTGATAGGCTTGGACCTTTGCAAGATGACTTATCAGAAATTAAAAACCTTGAAGAAGGTGTGGGTAAAACTCCTACAGCGATCACGTTCAGTCCTGCGATGGTTGCGGCAAAAAGTATGGAAAAGAAAATAACAGACCAACTAGAGGAATCAGGAGCTAACAAACATTTAAGAAGCACTGCATTTGAGATGTCTCTATTTGGAACTGGAGTTATGAAAGGACCTTTTGCTTTAGATAAAGAATATCCTAATTGGGATGCAGAAGGCAAGTATGATCCTACATTTAAAACAACACCACAGATAAGTCATGTGTCTGTTTGGAACTTCTATCCAGACCCTGACTCTACAAACATAGATCAAGCACAATACGTTATTGAAAGACATAAGATGTCAAGAACAGAGTTACGTTCTTTAAAACGTAGACCATTCTTTAGAGAAAACGTTATTGAGAGCGTTATCATGGATGGAGAGAACTACGTAAAGAAGTATTGGGAAGATGATCTAACAGACTATAACCAAGAAAACTATGTAGAAAGATTTGAAGTTTTTGAGTATTGGGGTATGATTGATACTGCAATGCTAGAAGAACAAGAAGTAGATATACCAAAAGAGCTACAAGACTTTGACGAACTACAAGCTAATATTTGGGTATGTGGTGGTAGAGTTTTAAGAGCAGTGTTAAACCCATTCAAACCTGCAAAGATACCTTACATGGCCGCACCATACGAGTTAAATCCGTACTCATTCTTTGGTGTTGGTCTAGCAGAGAATATGGATGACACACAAACTCTAATGAATGGCTTTATGAGAATGGCTGTAGACAACGCAGTATTATCAGGCAACTTACTCATAGAAGTAGATGAAACAAACCTAGTGCCAGGGCAAGACCTATCCGTGTATCCGGGAAAGATATTTAGAAGACAAGGTGGTGCTCCGGGTCAAGCTATATTTGGAACTAAGTTCCCTAACGTATCAAATGAGAATATGCAGTTGTTTGATAAAGCAAGAGTGTTAGCAGACGAGAGCACTGGCTTTCCATCATTTGCTCATGGTCAAACAGGTGTAACAGGTGTGGGTAGAACTGCATCAGGTATATCTATGTTAATGAATGCTGCAAGTGGTAGTATAAAGACTGTAATAAAAAATATAGATGACTATTTATTAAAACCTTTAGGCGAGGGTTTATTTAGATTTAATATGCAATTTGACTTTGACCCTGAAATAAGAGGTGATCTAGAAGTCAAGGCAAGAGGCACAGAAAGTCTTATGGCTAACGAAGTTAGGTCACAAAGACTTATGCAGTTCTTACAAACTGCGTCTAACCCTGCACTTGCTCCATTTGCTAAGTTTAACTTTATCATTCGTGAAATAGCAAAGGCTATGGACTTAGACCCTGACAAAGTTACTAACAACATGGATGAAGCAGCAAGACAAGCAGAGTTACTAAAAGAATTTAGAGGGGATATGCCACAACAACAACCACCCGCAGGTCTTAATCCAAATGACCCAACAGGTGTAGGTGGGGGAACGATAGGTACAGGACAAGCTCCTAGACCTGGAGAACAAGGATTTTCGGGAGTAGCACAAGGTGGACAAACAGATACTCAGCAATCTCAAGCCGCTGGTCAGTCACCAACACCATCTGAATAAATACATTGATGTGCTGATAGAACAACAGCATAAGACAATGGAACAGGCAAAAGATATGCACATCATATACGCTTGTCAAGGCTCAATAGCCATGTTGCGTAGATTAAAACTACTAAGGGATGAAGTAAATGGCGAAGAAAAAAGATAAAGATATAGCTAAAGCAGAGATGCAAAAACAAGAGCTTCCTGAAAAACGACCTGATGATGACATGAAATTGGTGAGTGAGATGGCCGCTGATCCAAACGTTATGGGTTACAATGAATCAGTTATAGAGTTTAAAACTGATCCTAATAAGGCTCTTAGCAACCCAAGAAATTTATTTTATCCTCCAAGTGAAGCAGATGAAGAGGCTGAAAAAAGAGCAAAATTGATAGATAGAATGAGAGGTATAAAAACAGTAGTAAGTATGGAAGACCTCAAGAAAAACCCTAGTGTAGGATTTAAAGAAGGTGGCATACCAAAACAAATGGAGATGTTTGAAGACGGTGGACTAAAAGATGAAGGTGGAGAAGTAGATGAAGAATCAGGTAATGAAGTTCCACCGGGATCTACAAAAGAAGAAGTAAGAGATGATATACCAGCTAGACTTAGTGAAGGTGAGTTCGTTTTTCCTGCAGATGTTGTAAGATATCTAGGTCTAGACTTTTTGATGAAGCTAAGACAAAGAGCGAAGGCAGGACTACAAAAGATGGAAGACATGGGTCAGATGGGTAATTCTGATGAAGCAACACTTCCTGATGACATACCATTCACTATAGACGATCTAGATATGGAAGATGATTCACTGGAAATGCAAGTTGGTGGTGTAGTAACTAACCCTATGGGCAATCCAACAGCCATGCCTAATCAAGTTACAACTATGAATACTCCTAATGTGTATAATCCTAATATGGGTCAGATATATACACCGGGTGGTGTCACTCCGTATGCTCCAGCTACATTTAAGTCACTGTTACCACAGTCCTCTACAGGTCAAGTAAAAACTACAAATAAACGATATGTAAATAAAGCGACTGGACAAGTGAGAATGATACCTCATGTTGAGGGAACAAACAATCCATTATATCCCGTGCCTGAAGGGTTTGTCTTAGAGGAGACACCTACAGAAGAAAAAAAGCCAGAGACAAAAACAGAAACCACTAAAGTAAAACCTGTAGATACTGGTGGAGATGATAGTGGCAGCGCAAAAGTATCGTCAGCTACTTTATCAATAGGTGGAGACAAAGACCCTAACAGACCTGGATTACAAACAGGTGCAACTACATTTGACCTAAAGTATAATGTTCCTGGACAACTTCCTGGCATACTAGGAATAGCTTCATTGCCGGGTATTATAGGTGGCAAAGCTCCAAAAGGCACTACCGTGGATATGTCAAAAGGCAATATAACTAAAACTGTTTCCTTTGAAGATTTTATGAAAATAAAAAATGATGTAACAGGGCAGTTTGCTAAAGATTTTGTTGAAAATGTAAATAATTTAGATAAACTAAACAAAAACACAATAGCTTTTGATAGTGTCAAAAACGCATATGTTGACAAAACTACTAATAAAGAAGTTGACTACGACAAAGTAACTAAGTTAGGTGAAGACATAGCTGATAGATTAGGGAAGAAAACTAAAGAGAAGTCATTTTTAGGATTTGATCTTAGCACGTCTGCAACAGATGCATACAACGAGTTATCAGATTCAGAAAAAGATGCATACAATGACTATACAACAGAACAAGAAGAAAAAGAGGCAGGACAAAGATTCTCTGCTGCGGCAGAAAAAGCTGTACAACAAGCTACAGGTAAATCTTTAGCACAACTAGAGGCTGAATCAAGAGCTGCTGTACAACAACAGCCTGATGATACCCCAAGTGATGATGGTGGAGGATTTGAGGATACTGGTTCTGTTACTGAAGATGATTCAGGGATGTTTTCTGATGCGTTTGGTGGTGGTGATTACAAAGGTGCTTTTGTAGGAGAAAAGTATAAAACAAATAAAGGACTTTTAAGAAGAAAACCTAAAGTTAAGAAGATGAAGCGAGGTGGATTAGCTTCACGTTAATAATCCACATACTAGCTACTTATCCCCCAATAATGGCTACGATAACCCTAGGAGAGTAAAAATGGCTGAACAAGCACAAGAAATGGTGGTAGATGCTACACCAAAAAAAGCAGCATTTATGGCTAAACCTTCTACTCATGAAGATAGAATTAAAAAAGATGAAGAAGAGTTAGAGCTACTAAAAAAACAAGCACTTGGTGAAACTGAAGAAGCTACTCAAGAAACTAAAGAAGAAGTGGTGGAAGAAAAAGAAGAAGAACCGAAGAGTGCTGAAGAAAAAACTTTCAAGAAAAGATACGGAGACTTACGTAGACACTCCCAAGAAAAAGAAAGAGAGTTTCAAAAGCAGTTGGATGACTTAAAATCTCAATTAGAAAAAGCAACTAAGAAAGAGATTAAGCTTCCAAAGACAGAAAAAGAAATAGAAGAATGGGCAAAAGAATACCCAGATGTGGCTAAGATTGTAGAGACAATAGCTATTAAAAAAGCTAAAGAACAATCTGACATATTAGAAAAAAGAATAATAGAGATAGATGAACTAAATGCAAAAGCTACTAAAGAAAGAGCAGAAGTAGAATTACTGAAGATTCATCCAGACTTTGTAGACATAAGAGAGAGTGACGATTTTCATGATTGGGCAGAAGAGCAACCAAAGTGGGTACAAGATGCCTTATACGAAAATAGTGAAGACGCAAGATCAGCTGCTAGAGCTATTGACTTGTACAAGGCAGACAGAGGTATTGGCAAGAAAGATAAGGTCAAGAACACTGAAAGTGCTGCTATGGCAGTTAATCCGAAGTCTGAAAAGAACGCTCCAACTGCGAACACTAAAACTAACATGATAAGAGAATCTGACGTGCAGAACATGAGTGCAGAAGAATATGAGAAAAACTCAGATATAATCATGGAGTCAATCCGTGCAGGAAACTTCGTATATGATGTATCGGGTTCTGCTAGATAAAAGTGTTGACAAATAGTTATTTATAAGTATAACTATATGTAACTAGACGTGTGACCCCTAGTTCTAGGACACTCACACTCACCTTAAAACCTTGGAAGCCTACCTGATGGTATGAGCCTGCGTTTAAATAGCTACTAGACGCACAACCTCAATATACTATTAGCCGATAACAAGAAATCTGTCGTATGTTTCAGACATACATTCGTTTATTTCAATGGAGATAAAAATGGCATTTAAAAC